TGTGCCAGTCATTGTAACGCTTGTAATTGCTTGAGCAAGTCCTGTAATCGTTGTAAAGTGGATTCTGTCAAAACTAATATTAGGATTGGCGGCTTGCGTAGTAACAGAAGGAATACGATTGACATATCCTGTAATCGTGCCTGTTGATGGTAGCACTAAGTTAGCAACGGTTGAAGTACCACCCGCGCTGAATGTGCCCGTAACACTCATATTTGCAGAAGCCCTTACATCCCCTGTTAATGTTGAAGTTGTACCACAACTAAATGTAGTTGACGTTGTAATGCCTCCTGTATTTGTTAAACCGTTTAAAGTTGAATTACTGCCTGCGCTAAACGTTCCCACTACGCTTAAATTACTAGCTGCTCTAATAGCACCTGTTAAAGTTGACGCGCCCGCTGTACTAAAAGTACCTGTGACGCTTAAATTATTTCCTGCTAAAATAGCCCCTGTTAATGTAGAAGTGCTACCCGCACTAAAAGTACCTGTCGTAATTAAATTTATAACTGTTGGACTTGCAACAACCGCAACTGTGTAAGGGTTGCTTCCTGTTATAGTGATGTTTGATGCAGCCGTTAATGTTGCACCGCCTCCGCTACTCGGTACTGTTGACCATGTACCTGCACCTGTTGTATTAGTCGCTGTCCAAACTGAACCAACTGTGGAAGTAGTGCCGATGTTTAATGCGCTAACGCTCGCAGTATTCGCAACGCTTAAATTTCCATTCAATTGAATTTTTTGAAGTGAAGCCGTTGGATGTTGATACACGTAAATAGGCGAAGCCGTTGTATCACCAGCTAAAGAACCCCTATCAATTGAGTTAATAAATATTCGATTATTAAAACTTGAATTATACGCTCCCGCAGAAAGACCAATGCCAATGTTATTACTTTGATTGCTATTACTATACAAAGCCCCGCGGCCAATTGCAGTGTTGTTATTTCCTGTTCCATTTGAAATAAGGGCGTTGTTACCAATTGCAGTGTTATTGCTACCAGAACTACTTGAAAGAAGTGATTGATTACCAAATGCTGAATTGTCTGTGCCTGTTGTATTTGAAATAAAGGCATTAAAACCAAAAGCTGAATTTGACGTGAAAGAACCAGCTCCACTTGAATAAACACCATTTGAATTTACATACAATTTATTGTAGCCAGAAGTAACGGATAGGCTGCTAACTATTAATGATTCGGTTGGTGCTGTTATTGTGTTATTTGTATAAGTAATTAAAGAAGTGCCTGTAATACCAGAACCGTTACCAATTACAAATTGACCGTTTGGTACTGATACTGTACCACCTCCGCCTGTTGCTGTTATCGTGTATGGATTAACGCCTGTTACCGTCACGTTTGCACCTGCTGTAAGTGTCGCTCCACCACCACCACCACTCGAAGTGATAGTATAAGGGTTTGTCCCTAACACGCTTGTGCTGCCCGCGCCTGTTAATGTTATTGTTGCTGCGCTTCCTCTGATCTGTGTTATCGTTGCTTTCTTTGTTGCCCCACTTTGAACTATTGGCACAACCTCACTACCTACTAAAGTTGTAGCAGATGGGAGTCCGCTAATTGGTAAATTTTGCGCTTTAAAAATAAAAGGCAATAAAAGTAGTAATAATAGTTTTTTCATGTTATATTTTAATTTTAGTTCCATTTTCATTTAGTACAAATGTACCATCTTCGTTTAACAAATAAAAGCCTGTTGTAATAGGTAAATAACAAGTCGTTACTTGCTCAAAAGTCTGCAAAGTAAGATCACACCAACACCCCGCCACCTTGTCAACGAATTGCAAATCACTATCTGAAATATTAATGTCAACTGATATAGGGTCTGCCGCGCTTGCTTCATTTGTTACCGCGATAACGTCACGAATAATTGAGTGCGTTCTGCTTTGTACGGTTAATAAATCTTCTCTACCCTCAGTCAAAGGTTTATCTAAAACCATAAACTGCGCCTTTAAATCGACTGTAAACTCATTTACCGTTGTAGGGTTCAGAGTCATAATCAATGCAGGATAAACTCTTTTTTTTAAATCGAAAAACTGATCTAAGTTTCCGACAAAAAAAGATTGCAATTGCTTGTGATCTATTGTGAGGTTTCGATAAATATTTACGAATGTATTTAAAGTCATTAATAGCGTGGTACTGTATAGTTATCACTCAGAAACAAGCCGCCTGCATCGTTGGCAGTCTTAACAGGTTGTACTTCGTTAATTTCTGTGTTAGTTGAATATGTCGGGTACTTTGTAAGGTTAGCTTGTAAAAATAAAATCATGTCGCGCTCGTAAGAAGTGGCAAAATTTAAATAGTATTTCTCTTCTTGAATTGCGCTAGGTACTTGATCTGAGTTAGTTGTACGGTTTTCCATTGTGCCAGCCGCGTATAACTTAGTGCCGCCAATTCTCGCACGCGCAGCCATTAAGTGCCAATTTAAAAAAGGTAAAATATAATCATCAACTAAAGTCCTGTTATCTGCGGTTAATGTGTCGGGATTAACCTGCGTTAAAATCAATGCTGTTAACTTACTACCTAATACTTCTTTCAGCTTCGTGTCCTGTATCGCATAGATTAAAGGGCGCAGTTCTGCGAAATCAACGTTATCGCTGATTAAACTGTTATCTTTTATGTATTGCTCGTTTAAAATTAACGGTTTCATTATTTGTATTTTACTTTAGTTGTTCCCTGCCAGACGTGCCGACAGTATGGTTTATCTCCCCAAAATCCACCCCTGTAATCCCAAGCGTTTTCATCGAGATCATTTGACATTGAATCTATCGCTTCAAAGGTGAGTGCCTTTTTTCCTATGCCGTATTTCTTATACATAGTTCTGCACCAATCCCGCGTTGTCGCAATGATGGCAGGTGGTTTAGCTTCTGGGCTTAATGCGTAATTGTATTCAGTGTAAATGATAGCTTTTTTTTCTTTAGCTTTAAAAATTCCGTCAATTTTCGAAAGTAATTTTTTTGCAATTAACCAAGTCAACGCAGCCGTTACAACATCGGCACTCAATCCAAGTGCTTTAGATATTTCTTCATTCGTGGCTTCTGGGTCTGCTTTGACTTTGTTTAATACGTCGTTTTTTTCCTGATCGGTTGGTGACGTTGCGGCAAACTTTGTCAAACCAACATAACTAACTTCCAAAACTTCGTCGTCAACGCTATCATGTGCCATTGCATCCAACCGCGCAAAGAAATCTATTTGTTTTGCAAATGCTATCCTTTGCTTAATTGGCATAACATCAACGGGTAAATCCTGCGCCCCTAAAAAATCCATGCAGTCTTGATCGGTTAAGCCGAATCCATTTTTTAGTAACAAAATAGCCTGCGCCTGTGAGTATGTTCCCGCCTTGTACTTTCTTACAATGCGATCAATCCCCTGCATTTGTTTACCCGTCAAATTCTTTAAATGATCGTTCACCTGTGCTGCTTGAACGGGTGCAACTGAATTACTCGGTTGTCCATTCGGCTGAATAGCTTTAGGTAAATTCAACTTAAATTTTTTGTCCAAATAATTAATTATGATACTTGGGTCGGCTGTATTCAAAGCCTGAACAATCACAGGATTATCAAGTGGCAAGTCCTGACCAATCGGTTGAAATTGCTCAATTGAAAATTCACACACTTGCCCCGGATAACGACACTCGTAAAGCGTCTTAATCATTTTCAAATACGCTGTTTGTTCGGGTATCACATACTCGTTCATAAACAACTCATGTTGGTTAATTATGACATCCTTGTTATCGAATAATGATGACCCCTCTTTAATATACTTGAACAATTCAGGCGGTACGTTATGAGCCGCGTAAACATCACGAATAGATTGCCCATTCATTTCTGAATAACGCTTGTCCAATCCGTTCATCGGTACTGTTGACCATTCTGCGCCCTTACCGTTATCACCCTCAACCCAAACGACTGCTATTTCGCCTGTGTTTTCATCGCCTCCGTAATTACCTTTTGCTTTATCAACTATTTCCTGCTGCTCTGCTTTCGATTCTGGTTTCGGTGCATAGATCGTAAGTATCGAACCGCCTCCCATGTCATTCTTAACAAGGCTATGACGGCTGTTACCAATAGCTACCAATGTATGAATAGTTTTCAATCCACTTTCATATTCAATGCCAGCATAAGCCGTGTCCATTTTTCTAGTGGATTGCTTGAACCTTTTTTGAAGCATTATAGCTGGCTCTTTGCATCCCTTATACCAAATCGGATACTCTTCTATTCCGTATTTCCAACGCTCATTCCAATCGTCGCAATACAATACTTTTGTTTCGCAGAGACTTATACGACACCTTGTAAAATCTAAATGAAACATCCATAACGGTATGCCTAACAAATTAGGAATTACTTTTATTGCCCTAGTGCCTACAAGCGCATAGTTGCGATTTACAGGCGTTAATACTTCAAATGCACTCTCATTAGGATTCCATTTCTTAAGCCATTCAGCCCCCTGCGGAGTGGATGCAATTAACTTTAAACCTGTAATATATTTTGCCTTACCGTCAACGATACTTTGGTGATGAGGTTCGTTATTATACAGGTACGTTAAATCTTCAAAGCCTCTGTTATTTTTTCCATAATCATACCACCCTTGTAAATTATCTTTTACAGGCATTTCCCAAAGCCCCGCCTTCATGCTGACTTTTACAGAACCTAGTGAACTTTTATTTTTTTTATTATTGCTCATAGACTAAGTTAGTTGAATCTGCACCGCTATATGATGCTGGTTCTGTTATGGTATCTAATACAGTTAATATTCCTGAATCAACCCAAGCAAAGCCAGAAGCCGCAACAATCGTATTCGCAGGATCAACATTAGAAGCGTCTGTTTGTTGGTAAACTTTATACTCATAAGACCCGGCTTTTAATTTTACTTTTGCTGTCAACGGGTCAGGTGTATCGGTTTCTTCAATGTTAAATGATTGGCGGTCTGTGTAGCTTGTTGCTACTTGAGCAATGCAGTAAGATTTTACGTTTGATTCTTTGCGCTTAAACTCAAACAAATAATAAATAGGTAGTAAGATAGTCGACTGATCCGTCACACTAATTACAACCTCGTTTATTTGTGTTTTGTAAATTATCATTCTCAAATTTAATCCTTTAAAAAAAGCCATCCAAATTAATTAGATGGCTTTTTTAAGCATGAGCAAAAAAATATTTTTATAACAAAGGCAAACCTAAACTTGTTGCTGTTGCTGTGTTGATCTCTAACATCGGGTCGGTATCTTCTCCAGCAAAAACAATAGTCTGAGCGTGTGAGTCACCTATCAATGTTCCAAAGTTAGCATCAACTGTTGTGGCTTCAAGTAAGCTGTAATAACCTGCCATGCGCCAAACGTTGTTATTATCTAATACGGCAACAATCAAAGAGTTACTAATTAATAAATCAACTTCTTTTCTTAATGCAGTACCTAAGTCTGGCAAGAATAATGTAATAGTCGGCTTGTATGATTTACCACCTGCTTCTGTGCGTGTTGCGCTGTCTGTAAAGAATGATTTATTTTTCTTTACGCGGTATGTTCTGAAAACCTTTGTAGCTTGTAAAGCCATTGCAGTAACGACACCCGAAGCAATTGTAATTGTATTTTTGTTGTAACTTTCAACAAACGCAATTACTTTAATACCACCTTGAAACGCAGTGCAATTGGAGTTATAATCGTAACTTGTAGTTAATGGGCAGGTAGGCATATTTTTATTTTATTTTAAATGGGAGGTGTTACCCTCCCTAATTATTAACCTCCGTAAAGTGTGATGTAACGTTGATTAGTTACCCAACATCTGATAGACTGAATGTTTTTTACATAACGCTGCATTGCACCGTCTGACACGCGATCAACCATTAACGAACTCATATCGCTTGACAAGTCCATTAACACTTTTAAGTATTTAGGGATAGTCAATATTCTGAATGTTGAGCGAAGTGGCACGAAATAAATTTCTACGTTGTTGTAGTAAATCTTTTCGTTTACACCCGCACCTTCAACTAAGAAGTTTACTTGTTGCGCTGCACCAACCGAGTTGTTGGCAATCTTAATCAATTGACGATCACCAAGCGGCGCAAAAATCATTGGAGGTGTAGATGTGTTGTTTACAACCTTTTGAGGTGCGCCTGCATAAAGTTTACCGTATTCCGCAGCGATGTTAGCTGAAGTAACCGTTGTTCCAGCTACCTTAATGTAATCACCTAATCCTGCGCCCGGAGTTACTTTTGAATTTGAAGCGTTGTAAATGATTGTTGCTGTGATTGAATCAAATAAATTTGAACTCATCGCTGCAAATGCTGTCTGTGCCGATGATGAAATTGAGCCTTGACCCGCACCTGGAGTTAATGCCGCAACCGCTGTTTTAGTAGCTGCTAAAGCACCATCCCAAATTTTATTTTCCAAATCGTCACCAATTGCAGGTGTAATTTGAATTAAAACTTTACGATCAAACTCATCGGAAATTGTGTTAAATGCTCCCGCTTTCATTGATGTCTCAAAACGATAACCTTTTAAAGAGTTGTCATCTATAACATCTTCATAGTTGAAAGTTACCAAAGACAAAGCCGTTTTTTGAACACCTAACACTAAGTCAGATGTTGCAACAACTTTACCTGTGTTTAACGCTGACATAGCAAAAGTAACTTTGCTTTCGTAAACGTCAGCACCAGACTTAAAGTCTTGCTGAATGTCAATCACATTCTCACGGAATGTTTTTGAGTCTTGGTATAATTCTTCTTGAATTTCTTCAAGTTGTTGATAGTTGCGTGTGCCGCCTGTAATTGTGATTGACATATTACTTTATTTTTAAGATAATGTTACGTTACGTGTTGATACTACATACCATTTTCCTTGGTACGCTTCGATTACGATGTTGTCACCGATTGCTCCGCCCCATGTTGCAACATCTAAAGACGAGCCACCTGCACCGAAGCCGGTTGTATTTGTTAATGTGTTTGCTTGTGCTGTTGTTGCAATAAAAGTTACTCTTACTCCGTCGTGAGTTGTTGCTGTTGGGTCAACGATTGTCATCGCTAATACACCTGCTTTAGTAGCGTAAATAGTTGTGTTTACGGATGGTACTGTAACCGCACCGTTTACTGACATTGCTAATACAGCGTTTGCCGTGCTAACTGTTGCGTCTGCTAAAGTTTTGACTTGTGCAGGTGTTTGTGAAACCACATAACCTGTGATGGTTTGACCATCTAAAAAAGCAGGTTGTTTCAACATGATAACTGCGCCCGAAGCGTGTGTTTCAATTGACGAAACCGTATCTTCGTTAATGTGTACAGTTTCAGATGAAACTGTAAACTCACTTCCGAAACGGTCAAAATAACCAATTTTTGATACTAAATAAATCTTTGCCATTTGTTATAATTTTCCTCTGTTATACTTTACTTGTTCAGCAGGTGTAAGTTTTGCAACCTCTGCTGGAGTTAATGTTTTTAATTCTTTCTTTGCAGGCTCAGTTGAAACAGCCGTTTCCATTTGTTTGATGTGAACGTCTGATAAGAACTTTACAATTTCGTTAAGGTCTTTTATTGTTGCGTTTTGCTCTGCGATTTGTGCTGCAAACTCGGTGCGTATTTCCTTTGCTAAAGAAACTTTTTGCGCTGCGAACTCAGCCTTTAATGCTGTTTGCGCTTGTGCTACTGCCTGACCTTGGTCAACTGGTGCTGCAACTTCTGCTGGCTTATATGAAGTGATGCCGCCATTTGTTACATTAATAACGCTGCCATCTTCCAATTTGTGTTCGCCATCTGGTGCAGGTTCACCACTACCTTTAACTATTACTTGTACTGGCGTTTCTGCTGTTGCTGTTGAAGGATCGCCCGCCACTACTAATACTGTTTCAGTCCCAGCGATTTTTACTTCGCTTTCCATTTTAACAGGCTCTTCAATTGGCTTGTTAGGATCAACGGGCATATCGCTAAACTTAGCTTTGATGTTTGAAACGATTGATTTAAACTTTTCGTAAACGCTTTTTTCCTCTGCGTTCATTGCGTCTTTGATTTTTTTGATTTCACTCATAAATACATATACCAAAAAATATTTGTTTTGTTACAAAAAATTATTCATTCACCAAATCATAACACATTGCATCGAGTTGTTCCTCGTTCATTTCAGACCTGTAAACCATATCGAACATCCCCTCTATACTTATTCCTCTGTATGTTTGATCTTTTATCTTTTGCAGAATTTCGGGATTGTTTACTTCAGCCATTAAGTACCATGTTCCCATCGGTAAATGTTCGTAGCCTTTAGGATTCTGCACAAAATTTTCGTCTGAAAAAAAGGCACTAAACCAACTTATGCCATCGACTTGCTCGCCATCGTGCATATTATTGGCGAAGTTTTGCCGACCCTCCGACATCCATTGTTTGCCCGTTTCAAAGATTGTTTCACGAGACATATAAACCGCGAACTTTTCACCTGTCCTTTCATCAATGCGAGGGATTCGCCTATCTGGTATCAAAGCGGGTGAGATAATGTATTTGCCATTTTCCGCAGCAAAATAAGCCTTAACTTCCTTTTGTTCTTTAAACAAAATAAGTTCTTCCATAATTGCGGCACGATCCACAAACGCCACGGTCTTAACACCACTTTTGCCGGGTGCTGGGTTTCTTACTAATTCTCTTACTTTAATTGTTTCCATGTTATCCAAATTGTGATTGTTCTGTTAATCGACGTACACGATCACTTACTGACCTTGCTTGTGTTTCCACAACATAAGCCTGTATGTCACCGCTTTGTCCGTTGTTATTTATTATCGTGCTACCAACTGCATTACTCGCTATTTGTGGCGGTGCTGGTGCTGGGGCGTTTCCTGATATTGCTGGGGCTGAACTTCCTCCGCTATCGGTTGAACCTTGAAATTGAACGGACGCTATCTTTGCAACGTTGGCGGCTGCTAATATACCAACTGACAAAGCTAAAGGCGGGAATGCTAAGTTAGCTTGTACGGCTCTCACACCTTCGATTACTGCCCTTGCTAAATTGAAAGCCTTGTCAACTTGAAATTGTTTTTTTAAAATTTCATTTGTCTTTTGTTGGTTGCCTTTTGCTAAATTTAATTGACCGTTAAAAAACGCATCGCTTAATCCTTTTGCGGCATTAAAATAATTTTCCTGTTCTTTTCTTTTTCTTGCGTTTAAATCTCCTTCGGACTTAGCTTGTTGCTCGTTACCAGATTGAACCACTTTTACAAATGACGCGGTGGTTTCCTCTTCTAGTTTTAAAAGGTCTGCATCATCTTTTGCCTTTTGTGTTAGTCGATCCTGTGCCGCTTTTATTTCGTCGTTATTTTCTTGAACAGCCCTTTTTATTCTTTCAGATTCAACCTTATCAACGGCATCCTGAACCATTTTATCGGAGTCCGCTTTTATCTTTCTTAAATCCTCTAAGTGCTTAGTGTAGTCCTGCCTTGCTTTGTTTTGATTTTCTAATTCACTTACTCTCTCGGCTGTTCTGGCTGCTTTGATTGCCTCCAATGAAGCGGACAACTGTTTTTGTCTTTCTTCTGTAAACTCGCCACCACTACGAACATAAGCCTCTATTTGTTTAGCAATTTCTAAATTAGTTTTAATAATATTTTCCTGCTTCGCTTTTTCAATGTCAATGGTGCTTTGTCCTGCTGCCTTAGCAACCGCAACCTGTCTATCATAAGCTGCTGTTTGAAGTGATAAGGATTCAAGTGTCTTTTTAGAAGCGGTATCCATAGCTTCACCTTGATCTTCGATTGCTCTCGTCGCTTTGCTTGTAACGCCTATCAAATCGCCAAAGAAATTAATAACGCTTGAAACAGCATCCCCAACTGAGCGCAATGTCTTAGCTAATACCCCGTTACCTTTTGAAAGTTCATCAAAGTTTTCAATCAAATAAACAACACCTTCAACCAACAATAGCAAAGGGATTGCAGCCATAGCCGTACCGATACCTTTAAAACCCGTTGCGATTTTATCAGTATCAAATGAAGTAAAGCCTTGTTTTAATAATCCAAACGACGAAGTAAGTTTCTCAACACCAGAACCTTTTACCGTGTCTGTGGCTTCACGTACATCTTCAAGTCTATCCTTAACGTCCGCTAAAGATTTTAACGCCTCCTTATTGCCTTTAAGCACCTCAGCATTTAAGTCTTTAATAGCTTTCTTAGCCTTCGCCAAGCTATCTATCTCAACGTTTGCCCCGTTGACTTGAACCGTTAATACTGTTGAATTTTCAGCCATTGAGTGCGTTTATTATGTCACGATCTAAGTCGTCACCATTAATACATATTGCCACGATTTCAAATAGTCCGTCAAAGGATTGTTTAATCACTTGATCCAAATTATTGATAGTTATGTCATCCGTTAGTAATACCATGCTGTACCGTTTGAAATTATACGTCTTGTTGATCGCGTTGGAATAACGAGAGGCGTTCCAACTGTGCCGCCTTGTATGAAATTCTCAGCACCAGGACTTGTAACATTAACCACGTTTCCGCTATTATCTATACGAATAATAGTCCATTCGTTGAGGTCATCAATTGTTGGAGTGAGAATATTAATGTTGCCACCGCTTGCATCCACAAGGCTCACAGGCTTGTTGATTGTAAAGTTGGTCGTGTACGCTCCGCGTGCTTTTTTATCGCTCTCGACACCTGAATCGCTTACAAGTAATCCATTATTACGGATCATTGTTTTGCCTTCAAAAGTTACATCGAACACCTGATCCTTTACGCCTATCGCATCGAACGAAACTAAAGCCTTATCAGTTGTAATGTTTTGCCCTGTTATCAAACCTATTGCAGATTCATTAACTACGCCTAGACCTATCGCAGCCGAACCAGCTAAAGACAAATTACCCTGCTCAGTAAACCACGGGGTTGTTGTATAAATTCTCTGAGTTCCCGATGGTGGGTTATTTGGTGGAAATGTCAAAGACGTGTAAGCCGTTGGTGTTGGTACTTTCAGCATCTCAATTAATACGGATGAGTTCGTTTGTGGATCGTAACCTGTTATTTTATTGATGTAAAAATATGCACCTTTGAAAAAAGCCCTACGTCTAAATGTAAAGTTGTACATATCCAAAGGACTTAACTGCGCCTTGATCTGTACTATCTTTGAGTTTTTATTCGATATTGCAGAAAAATAATCATTCCATCCTGAGTTACCTAAATTGTTTGTCGTGTATTGCTGCGCTGGTAATGTCCAAAATAACTCACGAGGCAGCCCAAAATTAATATCAATAGTCGGATTAATCGCGTCGTCAAAGTGATTTAATGATGGGTATGTAGCTTGATTGTTTAATGTTGTTGTTGCGGAAGTTACTAAGTTATGAACCATGCAACTTTTTTGCCCTGCCCAATAAAGTAAACGTGGTTTGGTTTTTGTTGGTTTTGCCGTCCATGTTCCACCGGGGAATGTTCCTTCGATTGTAAGTAAACGAGGAGCGACTATATCTGTTTGAAATGATACACCGGGCGTCGGAGCAAAACCAACTTTTATAACTCTTTCTTTTTTCAGAAAGTCATTTGTTATGATCGTTCTTTGTTGCCCGTAAGTTTCCTGCCATTTGTTTAAATAGGTCTTATTCCAATAATCACCGTCATCGTCGAATTTCAACACATAACTATTTGAGTCAAGTTCACCCATTGGAATAATTTTCCACTCTTGAGACGTGTCGTGACGGCTGTTTAAATCTAGTTCGTTACCCGTTGTATAAAAGTCGTTTCGCCTCTCTATAATGTAATTGTTCGCGTTGGCTTTGTCTTGCTCGATGTAAAGATTGAAAGTTAGAAGTACCCACATTAAAAAATCTTTCATCTTAATTTCGTCTGGGATTACGGTGTTCATGTCAATCGTTGAACCCCAAGTTAATGCAGTTGTTGTAAGTGTTCCGTAATACTTCGATGTTGTTTTAACAATCAAATCTAAAGCAGAAGCCGCGCCCGTCACAATCTGCGCACTACCAGCCGTATAAAAATCACCACTTAATGTAATACCCATTATTTTAATTTCGTAATAGTCACCCGGTTGACTATTAACCGCGTTGTATGTAACGAATCGACTAATATTGTATGTTGCAAAGCCACCAGACACAGGGGCTGTAAATCCGCTCAATGATAAATTGGCTGTGTTATAAGTAAACGATGAAACTATTGCACCATTCTTTCTGACTTGTAAAATGTAACTCAAATTACCTACGAAACTTGCAGCCGTCGCAATTGCACTAATTTTAAAATCTAAATTTAAGTTAGCGACTAATAAAAAACTTGATTGAATATTAACGGTGTATCTGCCATTCGCAGGATTATAAAGTCCGCCCGGATCATTGTTAGGTGCTGTAAAGTCATCATTAAATAAAACAGTTGCGCCTGCTGCTAGGTAATAAGTGTATCTATTGAATCCCGAAGCTGTATAAGTAAGTGCAGCCGCGCTAATGTATGTTAGATCACTTGACCGTGAAGCTAAGAATTGATTGTTTGCTATCTGTGAACCACTAAATTGATACATCCCGGGCTTACTGCATGGAACTGCAAACCGAGAAAACTCAGCACCATTTATGTAAGTGCTGGTAAATGTTTTGCCCGCATAGGTGAATATTTTTTTAATGTACTCAAGCAAAAAAATAGATGCCTTCATGTGCAACACATTCCAATTCCAACCGTTAACTCCCGCCATTCCATAATCAATGTACCCGTAACAGTAACCTACGCCTAATGTCGGAGCGGCTGAAAAGTTAGTGTAGTCCAATGAGTGATTGAGTGCTGAGAAGTCTAAAGCTGTTAAGTAAGCATCGCCTAAGTTGAGAAATAAATCTGCGTTCGTTCCCTTTATTGCAATTTCATAACTGCCTTCATCCCTTAACAATGGAATAGATAACAATTGAATGTTGCCCCTTATGATCTCGATTGAATCGACAAAGTAAGAACCGGGTACTTTTATATTCGGATTGAAACTTTGAAAATCAATATTTACATCAAATGCAAATTCAAATAAAATATTAATTGGCTTCGTTGCTGGTACTGTGATAGTCTTTGAAAAGTCAGCGTTGCGTTTGTCAGGCTCTCGAATATCTGCAATGGACTTATCAATCGAAATTGGCAGCTTCGAGAAAAAAGGCACGTTAACGCCCGCTATGTTCAGTACACTAGTAGACACGTTGCCTTAAATTTTGGTGAGCAAAAACAAAGTCCTGTTCAAGTGAATAAAGTTTCTGATTATATTTCTTAACTATTTTATACTCAGGTGTTGTCGGTCTTATCCTTAACAGAACAAGTGGGTAATCATCGTCACCATCAAGGTAACAAATAGGCGAATCGAATAGTTCTGAATACAATTGTACTTGTTCATCACTTAACCAATCGGTTCTAAGTGTAATTTGCTTTTGGCTTATGATCCCGAAATCTAAATCGACGGCATCTGATATTCCATAATTGTAAGACGTCCCACTGTTATTAACGGCTGGATTCTTTGAAAACTTTTGCGAGTCCTTTGTGATTTTACGTGTATCTTTTAAATTAAAATAAGCCGAATTAAACCCGCCTTTCTTAGTTAAGAAATGAACAACTTTTGGCGAGTACATATTTTCACAGCCTAATGTTATCTTTTTAATAACCGTTGTGCCGCCCATTTGAATATCATAACGAACCGTTGCAGCATTAAGAAACGAACTTAAGTTACGATGCCCTACATCAACACATACAAAGTTTTTATCATACGTGTTGCCACCTCCCGAATGAGAGTTACTAATTACAGTTGTGGCTAATAATGTATTTGCCGCGTTATATTCAAGAACGCTAATACTTGCAGGTCTATTTGATGTGGTTAAATCCGAAAGGAAATAAATAAAGTTTGATCGACCTGTAAAAGTTACATCATTAAACAGCCCAACCATTGCACCCGTGAAAGTTGTATTATTAAAGTAATAATTAGACGTTGTAAATGTTCCACCTGCATAAGCGATCCAATCAATTATCCCCGTCCAAACGTAATATGTGAAATTAGTCCCTGCGTAATAGGTAACAGTTGATCCGTAACTCTCGCCAATGTTAACCGTGATAGGTCTAATTGAACCGTCCGCTTTTTGAAATGTAGAAGTAAATAAAGGCTTATAAAATTGCATAAATTGTTGACTGAATGAACTTGCATCGAATACGCAAGAACTATAAATCGGGTCTTTAGCAATTGCGAAAGTAGCGATAGACCCTGTTATAACATCGGTGCATTTAACCGTGAACACAAAGTTAGGCTGCGCTATTTGGTTTGATGTTGCCGTAAATATTTGAGGGCTGAACGCTGGTAGAGTTGAGCCAATTGATGCTGGTGATTGAAATGTTGTTATTGCCATTAATTTACTTTTATTTCCGTTACAAAATCATTGAATCCTGCCTCTCTTATGTCAGCATCTAACTTTTTTAATCGACCATCATTTAATACTTCATCTAAAAAGTAAGTAGGCTCATATCCTTTCTTTGCTACTCCGCGAGCGACTATAAAAGTTAATGCCTTCAATGCTTTTTTAAATGGTAGCTTTTTTAGTTTTTTATATTTTGCTCGTTTGCCAGTTCTTTTTTCGATTCGTGTTTGCAATTCTTTATTGGCAAAATCCCCAACAATCGCCTTTCTCTTTGCCCAATTCTCAATAGATGTCTTACCTTCTTTACTTACCTTGCCCGGCTTCCTTCCTTTGTTCACCCAGTAATATTCGGGCGGCATGGTTAGCGCAAATTCAATACCCTCGGCTTTCTGCGTTATCTCAAACTTAGTCCTTGCAGCTAACTTACTTTCTTGTCCCCCCCCAAACGTCACACCCTTAGACCTCAACTTTTCTTTAAGATCAGTAACTAACTTTTTACCAAAGTCATCTAAGACTTTATCGACTGATTCTTTCGGCATTAGCTTGCTGTTTTGCTATCTCAGCATCTAATCTCTGAGCCTTATCAATATCTGCTAAATACTTTAACCTTCCAAAGAACCTCATTAAATCCCACTTCCTAACCATATCTTCATTTACTCCAGATGTTCTACTAACGAGGGCATCAATGGTATGAATCCATCCGTAGTGCTTTGTGACTTCCCCCACGTTTCCAGTTGGCTCAAATGGTTCGTCAACATCTCCATCAGGGTCTGGTTTTGCTGCGAAACATCTATTTGCCATTTCAGTGATTGTGTTAAGAGCAAAAAAAAACAACCCGAAACGTCCGTGAGTTTGGCGTCTAACATATCATTCTCGTAATCGCTCGGTTCGTCCTTATCGTAATCGAATCCCTCTGGTCTGTATATCCATGTCAACATCTTAGCCATGTTAGTTACTAAGTCATCTTTAAATGCTAAGTAAGCGTACCATTGATGCACATTGAATTTGGCAGGATTGGTAAATGCCTTGTAAACTTTGCCGTTGATCTTAATTGATTCGTTCAACTGCTTTGGCATGGGTTCGGATTCTATTCTTAAAACGTGCTTATAGAACTCAATGAACTTATCATTTTGAAGATTCATAAAGTAATCAAGCGGCTTACCGAACATGATGTGCATCTTCTGTGCTTTGGCTTCCATGATGTCAATAGATAGCTGTATTGCTTCCATTGTATCGGTTGGCTTAGGTAATGCCTCCAATTCTTTGATCGTTTCTGTAATTGGTTTTAAATCAATATACTGCTTAACGGTTATCTTATTCCATGCCATGTTTATAATATACCCAAAAATTAATAAAATGTTACAGTTCGCTTTGCTCCAAGGTGATTGAGTGCAGGGTATCTCATTATCCCATCAATAGCGTGGTTATCCCGGTCAACAGGCTCATTTAGTGATTTTCCGTTTGTGTCAACTTTCCAAATATATCTTTCAAGTTCGCGCTGTAAGTTTTTAGACCTTCGAGTAACAAATAAATTGTATTTATGTAGCAAATCAATTGAGGCTTTTATACTGTCTGCGCCTTTCTTTGCGGGTTGTATTCTAAAACCTCCGCGTCTTATTTCTTCAATACTCTTAGGTTCAGCACTATCACCGACCATATTTGCAGATTTACTTACATTTAAATCAATCATGCGTTTTATAATATCTGAATTTAACATCCCTGTTTCATAAAACAATTCATCAAAGTAAAGGTTATCACCTTCTTGGTACATTGCCCCTCCGGCTGTTGGATCATTTGTAAATCCAAA